ACACACAACCGGATCATAGCCCTGCGACTGCCACGACATGATCAACTCATTAACATCCTTGGACATCTCTGCCCCCTGCTCAAAACTTTGGTTCATATAATTCTCCTTTCGACTCCTTCAGTTTTAAATACTCCAACTCATCAACAAGCGCCTCGATCCTCGGGTCAGATGTCTCCTCCCACAAAATATCGTCAATCTCTTTGTTCAAATCCTTAATCAACTTCTTGATACTCGTTAGTCTCGGGTCCATCCTCGCTCCTCGGTAAATTGTATCTCGATTTAATCTGGCGCAGCGACTTGACCGTCGTGCCCATGATATCCGCAGCATCGTTCAAACTAATCTCCCGATGCAACAAATTGTTTAATACCGAAGCAACTTTGGATAACTCCAACTTCGGACGCCCACCCTTGTTCACAGACGTATGCTTCGTGAACCCGTTCAACGCACTGTTGTTTATTCCACCGTTCCAACGCGAATTGTCCGCTTTGTCCTTGATGTTCTGCGCCAACCACGCCTGACGATAAATGTCCTCATACTTATCACGCTTGTATGTGTTCATATCTGCTTACCAATCTCCCGAAGGTTCCTAACATATGTATCCAACTCCTCACGAGCCGCAAACAATTCACGTTGCACATTGGGCCTTGCGTCTGAACGGTACCGCTCCTCCTGCAACGCATCGACCTGACGCTTCAGCCAACGCAACTGCGCCGCCTGAAACTTCGTTAAATCCTGATCACCCACTGCGCTTCCTCCATGTGTCACAGGATACAGCGCCGCCCGTTTCCGCCTCAATCTTCAACGCATGATCGACCCTAGGCAACGCCTTCCCCAACATCCAACGCGATAACGTAGGCTGAGAAACATCAAGACGCTTGCTGAATTCAAGCGCCGACAGGCCGCTGTCTCGCAACCACTCGCGCAAAGCAACGCCCTTCGAAGGCTTGGGATCAACCACAGGACGCCGAGCGTTCACCCCCAAATTATAAATGCACTCGTCCCTAAACTTTTTAGGATCCTCGCCGTTTATAATATCATCTAAACGATCAGCGACGTAAAACATGCAAACCCTATTATCCATTCTACCAGTCCTTTCCAAAAACTTTTCTAAAGATTTCATCCAACATTTCTTCCAACTCACTACTCGTCATTACACACCCTCCTCCTCTACATCTGGCTCCCAAGAACGATCCACGCCATGATAATAATCACCCTCAAACATGCCCCCCTCATCCTGATAGGTGGCATGAACCTCAACACCCAACTCGTGCAACTTATCCCACACCGGAATAGGCGCACCCCATGCAGTCCAACAGCGGAACGAAAACCACGACCTAGTATCAGCCTCTACAAGTCTTCCATTATCTTCTCTGGTTTCATGGTCCAACTCCTCGTCAATCTCAACGTCACAAACATCCCACTTCGTACCCCAGTTGTTGACACGCCAGTCATACCAACCCTCAACCTCGTACCCACCCCATTGGGTCTTGGGCGCTTGCCACTGCTCAAACGGCATCGGACAAACCAACTGACAAAACTGCGGGTTCTTGGCTCGACCCCCACGGTGGGGGTCGTAACCGTTCTCCGTCAATCCACTGTAAAGCATGGACACCAAGTAATGTGGCCCATGAATATATACTTGTTGATCACAATGATTAGGCATTACTCATCCTCCCCACAAACCAATTGCTCCACCTCACCGTCACCGCTGCAAGTCTCACAAACCTCCATCTCAACATCGATCACGCCAACATCACGACCAAAACCTTGCGGACGCGGAACCTCGTAGATGATGTCCCCTTCTCCCAAACAATCAGGACACGCATCCATGATCGGCGTCTCCATCGCCTCGATCAACAGGTTTTTAATCTTGCCCATTACTCACCCTCCTCCAACAGTTTATAAATAATCGATCCTACGTCCTCGTAATCATCCAGCGTACCCCAGTTCACCTCCATGTCAGTGTGACCAAAATCCGCGTCCATCTCACGCATCTTCACAACCGCGTTCAATAACGTCCTAGCAGGCATCGTAAATGGAACAGCGCCGCACTCATCCTCATACCACCCGTTTAACTCTCGCATCACGCATCCTCCTCCACAGTAATTTCAAAATCATAAGTATCTTCTCCGCTCTGGTTCTCATCCCAGATGCGATCTTCAGCAGCGATGCGCCGTGCCTCCTCTGCCGTTTCAGCCTCCTCGTAAAAAACGTTTCGCTGCTCAACTACAACACGCCACCGCTTGGCCCTCGGCTCGTCAGTGATGTCATTGTAATCTTCCACATTCTTCCAACCCGTATGCGAGGCAATCCCTTCAACCGAAAACTCCACATAAACACACAACTTTATACCACCACCAAACATGCGAGCAGTCTTTTCCGCCGTGCAAAAATGATCCCGAATAACAGACGCACTGTATTCCGCAATCCCATTGTCCAAGGGACAAACCTCGTTCACAACCATCCCCGCACCTCGGTACACGCCAATATTCAATATCTCCTGATCAAATAAATATGCCATCAGTCTAACATCGCCTCCCCCGCAAGCAGTAATGCTGGACCCACTATATGCCGACCAGTCATGCGACTGGCCGTCTCGTTAAATGGTAAACCCAACAACAACCCCTCCTCGTTCACAATCAACTGCTTCTCACCATCGTCAATCACAATCTCAATCAAGCCACCAACAATAGCCTGCGCCTCCTCCAAAGAGGGACGCTTGGCCCGTATCTCAATATCCCGAATCATCACTCATCCTCCTCATAATGCGAAGCAAGCTCGTGGTAATCAATCTCACACAAAGCGCAGTTAAATAAATCAGTCATAAAACCATTAGCGTCAGGGCCATCAAGCAAAGCCGAAGCCATCTCGTCCACAATCTGCTTAATGTAATCAGCAGTGATGTCGTGACCCGCCTCTTGGTCCATGGTTAAGCTGTCGCCTATCCACAACTGCACCAACCAAGTCTCCTTGTTCGTCCATCCGTTATAAGACATCACACTCTCCCATATAAAATATTATGCAAATCAGCAGGCTTGCTTTTGTCCAACTTAAAATCAGACGTATAATAGCCGTGAATCTTACGACCCTTGAATACAATAATCTCCGTCACCGGAACACGGTCCTTGAACATCTCACGATTGCGGAAGTACCTCGCCCGTAGGGCCTTGATCGTTTTCAAGGTAGGGCTCAACAGGACAGTGTCGTCCTCGCATATAGCGTTGTATGAATACATATTACACGCCCCCCATCGTATGAGACAACGTTACCATCGCACTCGTCTCAGGATTGCCGCGACCCTCAATAAACGTAAACTCCAATACATCACACGCCAAAACACCAAAACGATGCGCGTCGTGATACTTCATGAAAGCAGGGTCCTCGCTGCACGAAACAGGCTCCGACGAACCGTGCTCCTTGAGCATATAGGCGCAGAAGTCTTGGAATTGCTTGTCATCCTCGTAGGATTCGAAGGCACTGGTGTCATCGTAGAACAGAGCAGTGGCCCAAAAGGCAGGTAGATTATATGTGACTGTCGTCATATCGATACTCCTAGATTGAATTGAATGAATAGGTATGTAAGAAGTTATATAGGATAAATAATGGTTACTGCAACCCCCTGTATACAGTTTTTTGACCCCCCTCTCCGTTTTTTTTTTTTTTCAAAACACGTTTTTGGTGTAAACTCTGTAAACACATGGGTTTTATTGTTGTTATACAGTAGTTTAACCCCCTTCCTTAAAGGTAAACACTGCGTAAACGGTTTACGTTAGAAACGTAAACACCCCCCCTTTTTGACAACTAGGCAAATTTCAAACCCTTCGTGATTTGACTGTGATTGTAAACAGGGGGTATAAAACTGCTTATATACGGAGGATTTTAAATGGCTGGGAAAATCCAGAAACTGACAAATCGACAGAAAACTTTCGCTCGGCACATTGTCGAGGGGATCTACTCGAATACGGAATGCGCGAGGAAGGCAGGATATGCTGCTGATCTCGCAAACGAGCGCGCAGCAGTGCTGTTAAACGGCAGAGACTATCCGCATGTGCTCGAATACATAAAGGAGCTCAGGGAGGAGCGAGAACGGCTTTACGGGGTGACAACCATTGGACAGCTTCAGCGGCTGAAACAACTTTCCGAAGGCGCGGAGGACGCGGGCCAGTTTTCAGCGGCCATCAACGCAGAAAAAATTCGCTCGGCTCTGGGTGGTTTGACTGTGGATAGACGAGAGAATATCAACCAGATAGATCAGCTATCCCGCGATGAAATTGTGGCTCGGCTGTCGGATTTACAAAAGAAATACCCTCAAGCATTCACAATCGAGGGATCATATGAGGATATAACGGATGAGCAGAGGACCGGAGTCCAACTTTTGGAGCACGATCAGGAAAAATCTGCCTGAAAAATGCTTCGCAACCCGCATAGAAAACAGGCATGGCGGTGGTGTACCGGATGTTCATGCAATCTGGGATGGTATTTCTTTTTGGGCGGAGCTCAAAGCAGTCAAAAACAACAAACCAAAAATATCTCCGCATCAAATTGCGTGGAATATGGCGTATTGGGCTCGCGGGGGCAATAATTTTTACTTGGTAAAGGCCCTCTCTACCAAGAGGATATATTTATTTGGGGGAGATAAGGGGCCCGAGCTCCTTGAAAAGGGGATTGAGGGGGCTGAGGGGCAGAGTTTCGAGGACCTTGCGTCTCTATTCGAGGCCTTGCGGCTCTGCTGCCGCTGATATTATGCCTTGCGGCTCGCGCCTGAGCCTTGCGACTCTGGCGCGGCGGGTTCCCGGCCCGGGCTTGCCGGGGATGGGAACTAGGATAGAGAGTCCGAAGGACACAATAACTCTTTTCTTCTTTGTTGCCCCGAGCTTGCGAGGTTAACAGGCAACTCCTTTTAAAACTTTTTGATGAGAAGGATACCCAGCGACGTAGGAGCCGGGTATCCTTCGGTGTTAGTTACCAGTAGTTGCGCGTTGTTCTGGCTTCGGTTTCGAACATTGCTTCTGCGGTGGCCTTTTCTTCCTTATCGACGGCGCTACCGTCTGTCATCAGGATATCCTTGAGCTCACCTCCTGTTAGTCCCAACGCCCCAGCGTATGTCAGGATGGTCATGTCTGGGTTGCTGTCGTAGTATTCGCGGATCTCGTCGTGTGTCCATTCCCACATTGGTTTAGGCATCTTCCGTTTCCTTCTGTGTGTCGGTGAGTTTAGCCGCTAGGTTCCAAGTCATGGCGGCAGCGGTAACGAGGTGTGCTCGATCCTCTGGGTTGTGCAGGTTGATCCAGTGCATT